TGACCGGTAACCCATCTCATTTAGTTTCCTGGACACGAAGAGAAGAGAGTTTGATGCTTCATACAAATCACACATAAGCAAAGCTACCTTCTGTTCCTCTGGATTTACGGAAAACTCTTTTTGTTCGTAATCATAAGAATAGCCGTATGGAACACGTCCGCCATTCCATTTGCCATTTATAGCCCTGGAAATCATTGTGGCGGCTACACGTTCTGATGTGGTCTTACGCTCCAGTTCGGCAAATACCAGGATGATTTTCAACATAGCTTCGCCCATTGCAGTAGAGGTATCGAATTGCTCGTTTTTGCTGATAAAAGCCACGTCCAGCTTTTTCAGTTCCTCATACATATAGGCGAAGTCCAGAAGGTTCCTGGAGATACGGTCAAGTTTCCAAACAAGTACATGCGTGAACAGACCTGCACGAACCAGCTTCATCATCTTCTGATAGCCGGGTCTGTCAGTATTCTTTGCCGAGAAACCGGCATCCTCAAAAATCTCAAAGTCCTCTATCCCCAGAACGTACTTGCAGTAATTGATAAGTTCCTCCCTCTGAAGTGGAAGGGAATCCTTGTCAACCTGGTGATTTGTAGATACACGGATGTATATAGCCACACGCCGGAAAGTATCCGACATTAGGTTTTTCATCAATTCTCTCTTTGCCATAGTGTCAGTACCCCCCGTTATCTTTCAGCAGAAAGGGCATTGGAAAAAGCGATTTGCCACTCCACCAGTTTAGTAAATGCAAATTGATATTCCTCTCCGGAAGCTGTAGTCACAGAAAGGGTTTTGCTGAAAAGCCGTTTCTTTTCCTGCACATCTTTAATTTCGCTGATTGGTATATCAAATTCATAGCTGCCCTGGGTAAGATTCACAAGAACTCCCATAGCTGCTATTTTCGCCAGGCTATGTTTAGAATATATGAATCTCTGGTTAGTAAGCATAGCATGACCGTTTTCTACGAAGGCTCCTTTTATGCGGTTGCAGGTGCCCTGAATGATGATTTTTTCTTCCATGGTAAAACCTCCTGGCATTAGTTAATAGGCAATGGCATCGGATTGTCCTGTGGACTGTCCGTGTGACAATCCGTGGAAAATCCGATGTAACCAGTACCATCACCAGTACCAGTACCATTACCTTAAAAAGAATAAAAAAGATATAGTGTGAAAACTCAAATCAGAACGCTTGTTCGGGGGGGGGTAGAACTTGTTGATAAATTATCTACTGCATCCCGTAGTCCATCGTATGTAGTTTTCACTGGAGATAATGAGAGAAGCGAACTAAGAGTGATGCTTTTCTGTTCGCCGCATTGTTCGTCCAGAACGTAAGTTGGAAGAAGGAAAAATTCCCACTGCTCCAACTGCAAAGGTGATTCGTTCCTATCCTTGCTTGCGTACAGGCAAAAGACATACAGATCAGACCAACGCTTCACGTCATCGCTGAAGTCGTTCTCGGCATCCCAGGAACGGGCTGGCCTGATACTGAATTGAACACGGGATAACTTTTCGGTATTCCAGCTTTGAAGATAAGCAGAGCACTTGACTTCAATTTTTCTGCCGGATTCAGTAAGCAGGTCATAAGCAGTCCAGTCTTCCCTTGCCTTTGTAGTGTCGATTCCAACGGCTGAAGCAACGATAAATTCAGCCAGAGCACCACGAAGGGTATTGTTGAGAAGGTCGGAAGAGTTCCAGGCCCAGAAGTCGTTGAGAAGTATACCTACTGGCATCCCCTCATAGGTAAAATGTTCGTTACCGGTTAATGTTTGCATTTTCACACCTCCAATCATGCAAAAAATAAAAGCGGCAAAATGATTTGCCGCCGTTTCTTGTTGAGCCAGGGAAACAGGAAAAGAATTGCCTGGCGATATATGACCATAATAGACATGACCTATCTCATGGAACACATGGTATATTATCTCCAATAGCGGCAGGCTGTCATTGTAAGCAATCACATAAGAATCAAGACGGTTGCTGTAGAACGAAAATGCTCTGCGGCTGAAAAGCCTTTGCAATCGTCTGGAAGATAGTTCCATTCTGCCGGAGATAGACCGATATGCAGCAATGTGAAGATCACGGTCTATTTGTCCTCGAATTTTTTTACCGCATCTTGGCGGGAAGCAGAATCTTTAGGATTCCATTTATCCTGACCCGAAGCGGCGATTTTAATGTCTGCCTGCTGGTATTTTTCCAGTACGGTCCATATAACCTTTTTATCACTCTCATTAGCGTTTGAATAGCAGCAGATAAGTTCCTCTATTTCTCCGGACAAAGATTGCCTAGTCGGGATTGAAGTTAGCCCCAGAAGGTAATCGGTACTTACGTTAAGCGCTTCCGCTATGGAAATTACCAAGTCGATACGTGGCATACGCTTTGCATCACCCAGATACCGGGAGATTGTTGCCTCTGTTGTGTGTGCCATTTCGGCAAGCATCCTTTGGGATATACCTCTCTGCTTCAGCAGATTGTATAGGATGACTGAAAAAGTCTGCATATTATCACCTCCATGCTAACATAACTTAAACTTACCGAAAAGTAAATATAACTTACATAAATAATAAAAAACTTATTGACAATTACCGATTGGTAAGATAGAATGACGATATGAAAAACAAAACAAGGAGGTGTGACGATGAATACTACAAGGCTTCGGGAACTCCGGGCCGGAAGAAGGGTTTCCCTTGAAACACTGGGGGAAGTGATTGGCAAATCTAAAGTTTCTTACAGCAAGAAGGAGCGGGGAGAAGTCAAGTTCCTCCCGGATGAAATTGTAGCACTATCTAATTTCTATAATTTAACGATGGAGGAAACCAACGCTATTTTTTTTGATGGCAACTTACCGTTTGGTAAGTGAGGATTTATTCCATATGGCAATTATAGCCGGAAAGGAGAAAAAAGAACATGGAGAGCGAATGTGTAAATACGGGCATCGGCATCTACTTTCAATGCAGGATTTTGGCATCAAAGCATAATGAAAATCTCAAAAGCAGAGAAAGCGCATCGGAGTATTTCGGAATATCGGTTTCTTCCCTTGCGAATTACGAGAGAGGAATCACGGTTCCGCCTATGGATCTGGTGATGATGATGTCGGAAGTTTACAACGCTCCGCAACTAAAGAATTTGTATTGTTTGAACCAGTGTCCGCTCGGAAAAGAGCAGCCTATATCAGCAAAGATGAAAACACTGGAGGAAGTTACGGTAAGCATAGTAGCAAAGTTGGATGAAGACGAAGTGAGCGATATGAAACGGCAGTTACTTCAGATTGCAGAAGATGGAAAAATCTCTCCTGAAGAGGAGGAGGATTTCAGGGAAGTGGCAGTGCAACTGGATAAACTGGCGGTTGCCATCAGCGAATTGAAGCTGCTTAAACAGAAA